AGCAGACTCAGATACCTGGCGTGTAGATACCGTCTACCTTGGTGGCGATGCGCGTGATTCAAGTGAGAAAGACCCAACCATTCAAGCCCTTGGTATGGGCGGTCAGATTTACGGTGCTCGTGCTGACCTGATTATCCTAGACGACTGCATTACCACTTCCAACGCCCATGAGTATGAGAAGCAAATCAACTGGCTGCAGAAGGAAGTTATTACCCGTCTGGGCAAGAACGGTAAACTCCTTATCGTAGGAACCCGTATTGCACCTACTGACTTTTATAAAGAACTGCGTGACCCGAAGTATTGGTCAAACGGAAAGAGCCCATTTACCTATATGGGAATGCCTGCGGTTTTAGAGTATAAAGAAAAGAAAGAAGATTGGGTTACACTCTGGCCTAAGTCTGACATCCCTTGGGATGGAGACGATGATACTCCAGATGAAGAAGGTTTATATCCTAAATGGGACGGGCCAGCCCTTCACAAACGACGCGGTGAAGTTACCGCCTCTACCTGGGCGCTGGTCTACCAGCAGGAAGACATAGCAGAAGATTCTATTTTTGCTGCTCCTCTGGTACAAGGTTGTGTAAATGGAATGCGTAAGCGCGGACCACTTGACCCAGATAAGCCAGGACATCCTGCCCAAGTGCGTGGTTATACCATCATTGGCTTTGACCCTGCTATGGCAGGCCACTCTGCTTTTGTGGTTATTAACTACAACGCCCTCGATGGTCGTATATATGTTCTTGACTGCATCAACATGGGCGAACCTACCCCGCAAAAGATTCGCAATACCATTGAAGAGTTGGTTGAAAGATACCGACCTAATGAATTGCGTGTAGAAATTAACGCACACCAGAAGGGTTATGCCCTAGATGATGATTTGCGTAACTGGCTTGCCCAGTATGGTTGTGACTTAAAGCCACATTTTACTGGTAAGAACAAATGGGATATCAACCTAGGTGTTGCCTCTATGTCAAACTTCTTTGGCACACTCCGTGAAGGTAAGTTCCAAAACAACAACTCAATTGAATTTCCTTCAACCGATGGTTCAGAAGGTATGAAAGCCTTGCTCCAACAGTTAATGACGTGGAGACCAAACACTAAGGGTAAGACTGACTGTGTTATGGCTTTGTGGTTTGCAGTCTTGCGTGTGCAAGAACTTATGCAGGCTGCATCATTTACAAACCGATATAAAGAAAACCGTTGGGCTACCAAGGCTCAACTGTCAAAGAGACAATCAGTTAACCTAGACGCTGCCTATCAAGAGCAGTGGCAGGATATGTATGGATAGGAATAGCCTTGTTAACAATTAAGCAGATTGCTGCGCGAGTAGAATCGCTAAAGGATAGGTCGCGTGAGCGCGATAGCCGTCACGAAAGCGTTCTTGCTGTGCGTCAGGGTAACATTGCTGGGCTATACCCAGACTTTTTTCCAGATGGTATTGATGCCAACGTTGTTGCTAACTTTATTGATATTGTAGCCCGTGACCTATCTGAGGTTATGGCACCACTTCCTGCCATCAACTGCTCTGCAATTAACCAAGCAGAAGATAAGCCACGTAAGTTTGCAGACCGTCGTACTCAGATTGCTGCGAACTATTTTATTAATTCAGATTTACAAGTACAGATGTATACAGGCGCAGACTGGTACATCACATTTGGTTTCGTCCCGTTCATTGTTGAATTTGACGAAGAAGCAGGGCTGCCACGTATTCGCATAGAAAACCCAGTGGGGGCTTACCCAGAGTTTGACCGCTATGGGCGTTGCATTGCCTTTGCTAAGAAATACCGCATGTCAATAGCCGAAATTATTGCTCAGTTCCCTGAGCATGAAGAAGCGATTTTAGGTCGCGATGGTTATGACCAGAATATGAATTCAGAACTGACAATCATTCGTTATTACGATAAAGACCAGTCTGTTATTTATATCCCAGACCGCAATAACCTTGCTGTGTCTGTGGCGGAAAACCCAGTTAAGAAGATGCTAGTCCACATTGCACGTCGTCCATCTGTTGATGGACAAATGCGTGGACAGTTTGATGATGTACTTGGTATTCAGTTGCTTCGCAATCGTTTTGCATTACTTGCAATGGAAGCAGCAGAGAAGTCAGTACAGTCACCTATTGTCTTGCCTAGCGATGTACAAGAGTTTGAGTTTGGTGGCGACGGAGTTATCCGTACCAACAACCCTGCTGGTGTACGCCGCGTAGAACTTCCTGTTCCTGCAGGTGCATTTAGCCAGCAGCAAACACTTCAGCAAGAACTTCGTACTGGTACACGTTATCCAGAGTCAAGAACTGGTAACGTTGATGCTTCAATTATTACGGGACAGGGCGTTCAAGCCCTTATGGGTGGCTTCGATACACAGATTAAATCTGCACAAGCCATCTTTGCTTCAACATTTAAAGATGTTATTACAACATGCTTTATGGTTGACGAACTAGTATTTGATTATAAGAAGACAATTCGTGGAGTAGATTCAGGTGCACCATATGCACTTGAATATCTTCCATCAAAGGACATTAAGAATGACTATTCTGCAGATGTTCGCTATGGCATGCTGGCTGGACTTAATCCAGCACAGGGCCTTATTTTTATGCTTCAGGCGTTGGGCGGCGATTTAATTTCCGTAGACTTGGCACAGCGAGAAATGCCATTCGGAATTAACGTGACACAAGAACAAGAGAAGATTGAAGTTGAAAAACTTCGTAAGGCTCTCATTGGTTCACTGCAAGCATATACACAAACCATCCCACAATTAGCATCTCAGGGACAGGACCCTCTACCACTCATTCAGAAGATTGCTGCTGCAATCAAGGGACGTAAGGCTGGTAAGGCGATTGAAGATGTTATTGAGGATGTGTTTACTCCAGAGAATCCTCCTGCTGGAACTCCAGTTGAGCAAACCGTCCCCTCTGCTCCTGGCGCTCCAGTAGGAGGCGCTTCTGCACAGGCAGGACCACCAGATTTGCAGATGTTACTAAGCCGTTTGACATCAAGTGGAGAGGCATCTGGTTCAGCGCAAGTAAGACAACAACGAGTTATATAGGGGGTAAATCATGGCACCGCGCAAAAAGCCTACTAAAACTAAAGTTAAAACAGTTCTTAGTGATGATTACTCCATACTTGAAAAGTACTGCATTAGCCTAAACGAATACTATAAGGCTTTGCGTGTTGCTGGTTTTCCAGTTGATATTTGCATAACAATGATACAGGACAAAGATTCATATCCTGATTGGATACTTCCAGATATTCCAAACAAAATGAATCCACTTAAATATGTAGACGATGATGATGAGGATGACGACTAATGTCAATGATGCAACCAACTGGTCAGCAAGGCGGCTACCGCAAGCCAGAAAACCCAGCACCTGCATCAGGTCCTGGCGCACTCTCGCAACGTACAGATGGTGGTCCAGCGCAAGGCGCTAAGTACATGTCTGGTATGCCATATGGTCAGAACACAATGGACCAGCAAACTGCTGCTCCAATGTCAGGTGGTGCACCAGTACCACCAACTCCAAGAGTTGCTCCTATGCCAACACCATTAATGGCTCCTACCGAACGACCAAATGACCCAATTACTTCTGGTATTGATATTGGCGCTGGTCCTGGAAGTGAAGCACTTAACATTCCAGATTCAGAACCAACACTTGCTGCTACCATTAAAAGAATTGCACAGTTTGACAATAGCGGTGAAGCAGAAATGCTTTATGCTATTATTTCTGAATATGGGTACTAATGGCCCGCATAATTGACCCAGTTGTAGGCGAACTTAGTCCTAACATTTATAATGCTGCACAGGCTGCAGGTCTTTCAGATGCTGGCGCTAAGATGATTGAGCAGTTTTCTTTTACTGTAAAGAATGCTAAGCGTCTGCGTAATATGGATGCAAAGCAGGCTAAGCAACAGTTTGAAGCGCTAGATGAAGATGCACAAGAACTTATTCGTGCTATGTACCCTACTGCCGAGTTTGCAAAAGAAGACCAATCTTTACTAAAGAAAACTTTGGCTATAACTTCAGAAGTTGCTAAGGCTGCTGCTTCACCAATTGTTATGACTTTTCAGGTTGCTGGTGTATATGGTAAGGCAATTAACACACCATATTCTGTTGCTCGCCAGGTTAACCAAGGTGCTCCTTTGTTTTCAAAGAAAACGTGGTCAACAGCCTACGCTGGAAAAGAACTATACGATAAAGGCGCTATCTCTCGCCTTGAAGAAAAGTATGGTGCTGAATATGTATTGCTTGCTAAAGGACTTCTTGCTGGCAAAACACCTGGTGAGGTTATTGAAGAGTACGGTAAAGTTGATGCTAAGATTACGACTGCTATCGCAGACGCATTTGATAATTCAGCAAAGTTTAATTTAATCCTTGAAGATGTTAAGTATGCACAAACATCACCAGGTCGTGACATTGCTCGTAAAGGACTAGAAGCAAAACACGACCCAACATATAAAATGAATCCTATACTTAAGTTTTTTATAGGAGACCTTGCTGACCCAAAGGTTGCTAAGCAATGGCAAAAGGCTGCTAAGAAAAGCACTGGCAGCATTGATGCTGTATATCAACTTGTAGTTGACCCACTTACTTATATTACTGGTGGTACATCAAAGGCTGCTACTAAGGGTGCAGCGTATGCAGAGTTGGTTACAAGAGAAGCCAAGGATGGCAACTACATTGGAGCAGTCAAGCAAATCTTTGCAAAACCAGATGTAAAAGCATTATGGGATGGCGAACTCGGAGTTTTAATAAAAAGGTTTTCAGAGGCGGAAGACAGTGCAGTACAATCTGTTACCTATCGCGAGATTGCTCAAAAATATCCAGGATTTAGCAATTTTGAAACAGTAAATATACTTGCAAGAAATCTTGAAACTTTTGACGCAAATGGTGCTGAAGCATTTTTTACTAAAATTGTAAATGCTCAAATGCTATTGGGTGGACGCGTAGATGGTATTACATTCCTTCGTAATGGTATTGCAACTGCTCGTAACCAACGTCAAATTAGCGGTGGTATAGCAGTAAGTGCAGACGCTTTTTTTAATCCAAGTGCTGCATCAAGGTCTGTTGTAGATAGAATTGATTCTTTACAGGCAAAAGGCGCAGAGGCTGCTGATATTCTTAAAACAGTTGGCGATGATATTGATAAAGGCGTAAACGTAGCAGGTATTCAGCGGTTTACTGATATTGATGCCGATGTTAAAAGGGCTCGTCGTATTGCAGAAGTTACTGGACGCATGATGTCTCGTAGCCCTGGTGGTTCTAGAATCCTGTTTGGTGAAGATGCAATTAAAACTGCAGAAACATTCCGTCTTGTAGCACGTCAGGCGTTTACACGCGATGTTGCAGACTATGTAACCTTTGAGTTTCTTAAGGCATCTACAAATGAACAGGTTGTAATCTTGCGTAATCTTTATGCAACGATTATGCATAGATATGGTCTACATGGCACACCAGAAGGTCGCACCTTTATGGATGAGATTCTTAATAAAACATTTAACAACCAGTCTGGTATGACAGCAGTAGCACGCACTGAAGTTCCAACTGAATTTATTGACGATATTAGCGAGCATGTTGTTCGTGTTGAAAATGATATTCCATTCTTGCAGGCTCGTGGTGCTATTCAACCTAGCCAATTGGCTGAAGGTGTAGCAGTTCTTCCATACGAGCAAATCATTCAAGTTGCTGCAATGACCCGTCGCAAGAACTCTATCCCAGCACTATTTGATGGTGCTACACGTAACAAATATATCAGCGAGTTTGTTAACTTCTGGACTATCTATACTCTTTTTCCACGTCTAGGTATTCGTTCTGCTATTGATGAAACATTTATGTATGCACTTAGTGCACCAGCACAAGACCTTTTGCGTTTTGCTAGGCCATCAATTAGAAAAGAACAAGCAGTTCTTACAGCCCTTACTGGTTCTAAGGCTGCAGTTGGTCCAATTAAGCGTGGACTTAACAGAGTATTTCGCAAAGGTGGAGCAGAAGAGCGTCTTTCTATTGAAGAACGTATTCGTATTCCACAAGAAATTGCTGAAAGAAATGGTATTCCAGTAGAAGAAGTTACCAACATGATGATTCGTGAAGAATCTGTTGCGCGAGTCTTCGCAATGTATGGTGTAGATGAAGCAGTTGGTAACTTTAAATGGATTAAAGAAGCCTTTATTTACCATCCTGATGCTTTAAATTCTATGGCTTCATCTGTTGCAGCCCGTTCATCCCTTTCAGGACGTATTGATAAAGAAATTATTGATGCAGTCTTTACGCAAAGTACACTATCTCAGGCATTAGCGGATGTATCTGTTAAAACTGGGCGTAAGTTTCGCCCACTAAACGCTGAATTGCTCCGTAGAACAAATGATAAGTACTTAACACTTGCACACTTTGACCAGTTCTTCCGTAGATTTGTGGCTAACTCTAGAACAATTGCACCTGGTGTAGTTGTTGATCCAGTAACTGCATTCTTCCGCAACAATGGTCTTAAGACTTCACAAGATTTTGCTATTGCTCGTACAGAAATGCTAGAAATTCTTGGCGTTAAGTATGACTATCAGATTAGGCAGTTCTTTATTGACCCTAAGCGTGCAGATGATGTAAAGAAGTTTCTTAATGAGTTTGGTGATACCACTGGTTTCCGCCAGCGTGGTGTTGCAGATGCTGATATCGCACGTATTCACGTAGAAACAATGCTACTTGATATGCGTACATCATTTCATGGTGGACCAAAGTCCTTTAACGATGAACTATTTAACCTAGTTGCTTCAAAGCATAACGCACTTGTTAGATATGAAATGGAATCTGGAGCCACCGTTGGTGGTAAATGGTCTAAGTCAAGCGGCAATGTATCTTTTGAAGAGTTTGAAAAGGCTACAGTAGGCATGAGACTACAGGGCGAGATAAATACAGCCATTGAATTTGTTGAATTAATTCCAAAGGCAGAATTGCAAAGCCTTTGGGGTAGACATGGTGACTTCCTTATGGAACAGATGGACCGCCAAGTTACTGGTATCTTCCGTCAGCCAGCAGTTATATCAACCTATACACGTCTTCGTGAAGGTTATACTGGTTTGCAAGACGAGTTTGCTCGCATGACCAAGAGGACATTGCTAGAAGAAAACAAGAACATGTCCGAAGAGGTAGCAGATAGTATTGCTACTAGCCTTGCTGCAAAGCGTTATACAGAAATTGCAATGAATGAGGCAGTAGATTCTGTTCTAAAGTATGTAGATAATCCTGCTATTCGTTCTAATCTTGCAGTATCTACTAGAACTGTGGCACGTTTCTATCGTGCAACAGAAGACTTCTGGCGACGTTATTATCGCCTTATGCGTGATAAACCACTACAGGTTATTTATCGCATGCGCTTAGCGCATCAAGGACTGTCTGCTCGTGGTGAGATTTACTATGATGATGAGGGTGAGCCATACGTAGTATTGCCTACAGACACGATTATTAATTCATCTGTTGAACCAGTAATGCGTAAACTAACTGGTGGTGCATTTAAGGTTCCAGCATTTAATGATGTTACTCTTAAACTGCGTTTGATTAACCCATCGTTTTCACCAGAGGCTGGTCAGCCTGGACTTAGCGGTCCAGTTTCTGCACTATCTTTTATTGCCTTTAGGTCTCTTATGGGTTATGCTCCAGGACCACTAGATGGTCCTGCCGAGTATATGGCAGATGAAATAGATACTTATGCACTTGGTTATCTTGGAGATAACATTACAGTGCAGCGTGCAATAACACCGCTATTCTTGCAGAATATACGTGACATACTTCCACGCCAAGAAATGTCACGACAGGAAACAACTGCTGCATTTCAGGCTATTGCATATATTCAAGCATTTGGTGATGAAAGCATTCAACTTCCAGAGAATGCTACAGACCAGCAGAAGCATGACTTTATTAAAACAGTTAAGATTGCAGCCCATAACGTAATTGCTATGCGTGCAGTTCTTGGAATGATTTCACCAATCTCTCCAACACTACGTGAGAGCAAGGGTATTCCTAGTTATATTAAGGCTACTGGCATTACAAGTATGCGTGCTGAGTTCTTTGACATACTTGCTGGTATTGAAAAGACTGAATCTGATGAAGTCTTTGACCCATACGAACTAGCAGTTGCTATGTTTGTTGGCAAGAATCCTAATAAGATTATCTACACAGTATCTCGTAGCGATAAAAATACTAAAGTTCTTATTGATAAGACAGATGCCGTTAAGAAGTGGTCACAGTTTAACAAGAACACAATTGCCACCTATGGTGAGGTAGCCTACATCTTTGCTCCACAGGTAGGCGATTACACAGCAGATGCATATAACTGGCTAGAGGCTAATGAGTTAATCTCTAGCCCTACGCTAGAAAAGTATCTAGATAACGTGCAGACTGCTAGAGCGAAACAGCAATACTTTGATATTGAACGTCAAGAACGTGAACTACTTTCTACAGTAGGAAGTATTCCAGAGCGTCGTGCAATTATTAAGCGTTCAACCAATGCTCGTCAGCAGATTAAAAATGCTAACCCATTACTACGCTTGTCACTTGAAACAGGTGGCTTTGAGGTAGCAACTGAAGAGAAACTACTTAGTTCAGTAGAAGAGATGCTTCTTAATAAGCAAGCACCTATCTCTGCTGACACAAGACAGCGTATGGCTATGGCAACAAAGATGGTTCGCGAGTTTATTTCATACTCTACTGACCCAGAGATGAGACTTATTTGGAACTTTACAGATGCTAAACGCGCTAAGCGTGAGGCTATTGAAAAGGCTTTGGAGCCTTTAATTCAATTAGACCCAGCAGTGCGTGAAGCAAACAGGGCTATCTTTTCATCAATTCTAGGATTCTATTCTCGTGATACATATTCAATCGGAGGTAACTAATGGCTGATAACACGCAGACCCTCAAAGACATGGCTGAGGATTTTGGTGGAGCAGATGCCAAATATGTAGTTACACAATCAGGTAACACTTGGATTCTAAATTCAACTGATGGAACAGGTGAAAGATTCCTTTATATTGATTCAAAGGGTGATTACCAAGTTCTTAATGCTGACCAAGTTCGCCGCTCATATATTACAAATGCTGGTGGTACTGCTGGTATAGATGCTCTTCGGACTAAGTTGTATAAAGCCAACTATATGAACGAAACAGAGTTTAAACTTAAAGATGCTACTGCATTCAATAGAGCAATTATTGATGCGGCTCGCAATGTAAGCGTTGAGGCTGTAACTAACTATACGGATATGGCTACTCCGCTTACCCAGTCATTTGATTCATGGCTAAACAAGCGCGTTGCAATGGCTGGTTCATCTGGTCAACCAGATTCAGGTATCAATCTTACAACTCGTATGGAAACCAATCAAGATATTGATGAGTTCTTTACAGAGTATCTTGGTCGTAAAGCAACAGAGGCTGAAAAGACTGACTACTACAATAAGGTAAATGCCGAAGAGAAGAAGGCTGTTCGTACCGTTAAAGTTGTAGGTGGCAAGCAAGTTTCTACTGGTGAGCAATTAGATGCTACAGATTACTATCGTATTCGTGCATCAGTTCTAGCGCCTGTAGTTAAAGGTACAGCAATTGAGGATATTACCAAGGGTAATGGAAAGATTGCACAAGATGTTGCAGAACTAAAGGCTTTTGCTGCCGACTATGGAGTTAAACTAGATACCAAGCAGGCACTTGACCGCGTTATTGGTGGATTAAAGCCAGGCGGAGCCCTTACAACTGGTAAGTTAGATGCAGAAAAAACTTCTATTCGAGAAATGTCTAAAGCATTCTATGGCAAGTTGGCACCACTTATTGACCAGGGTGTAAAGATTTCAGATATTGCAAACCAGTTTGCGTATTACAAGGGACAAATGCTTGAACTACCAGATACTGCAGTTAGCGTATTTGATGAAGATATTCAGGCAGCACTAAAAAATGATGGTAAAGATGGAGTTATGTCCCTTACCGATTATCAAAAGTTTTTACGTACAAACCCAAAGACCAAGAGTGTTTGGTTAAAGACAAAGGGTGCTAAGGAAGAAGCAGCGGGATATGCTAATGCAATTCTTAAGACATTCGGATTGATGGGATAATGAGACTACCTTATACAGCAATGATGACAGATGGTGGTGGACCACAAGTTGAACCAACACCAACCCCTACGCCTACTCCAACACCTGCGGTTGCACCAGTTAAAATTACCGTAAAACGTGGAGACACTCTTTCTGGAATTGCAAAAGCAAATGGAACAACAGTTGAGCAAATTTTAGCAAGTAACCCAACTCTTGCTGCTCGTTCAAAAGCAGGAACAACAGTATTGTTTAATGGAACAACAGTAAGAATTCCAGCACCTGTTGCATCACCATCTAGAACAGACTCTGCTGCATCAGTACGTCCAGATGCAGAATATGATTCACGTCTTGGTCCACAAGGTGGATTACCTGCTGGAGTTGTTGGTGGAGTTACTGGTGGTACAACTGGTACAGGAACTGGTACTACCTGGACAAAGACTGGAACGGTTCAAACCGCCGCAGGTCCAGTTGATGTTGATGCAAGTGGAAAAGCCGCAGATGGTTCTACGCCTATTGCTGTTACAGGTGACACTAAAGCAACACCTACTCTTGTAGATACAATTACTGATGATTACGGAAATAAAATTGGTGTCTATTCAGATGGTTCTAAAAAGACTTTAGTTAGTTCTGGTCGTAAGTACCGTCTAACAGTAGATGAAGATGCTTATGCAATTTTAGAACGTACACTAGAAGATAATGGTGTTGGTAGTTTAGCAAAGATACTTCAGGGATATATGGATAGAGGCTTGGGTTCTGAACAGGCTGCTCTTGAAATCCGTAAAGAACCTGAGTACTTAAAACGATTTGCTGGTAATGAGCAGCGTCGTAAGGCTGGACTAAATCTATTGTCTGAAGCAGAATATCTTGAACTTGAAAATTCATATATGAAAACATCAAAGGCTTATGGTGTTCCAAATCAACTTGGAACAGACCGTGAAGCACGTCAGGCTAGTATGGCTACCCTTATTGCTGGTGACGTAGATGCAGTTGAATTTAAAGATAGAATTGATACAGTAGTAACTCGTGTTAAGAATGCAGATAAGGGTACAAAAGATACCTTTAGCACATTCTTTGGCATCAAAGATGAAGAACTTATTGCTTACTTTTTAAATCCAGAAGCAAACCTCCCTAAGTTACAGGAGAAGGTTACAGCCGCTGAAATTGGTGCAGCCGCTAGTGCACAGAATCTTGCAACTAGCAAAGAGGCTGCCACAGCCCTTGCACAATTTGGTATAGATAGAGAAGCAGCATTAAAGGGTTATGAGGCCATAGGTGAAGTATTGCCTACTGCAACTAAACTTGGTCAGATTTATGGAGATACATATACACAAGCAACAGCAGAGCAGGAAGTCTTCCAAGGCACAGCCTCTGCTAAACGTAAGCGCCAGCAACTTGCTCAGCGCGAAGTAGCCACCTTCTCTGGTTCATCTGGACGACAACGTACAGGTAGACCACAAGGTAATACAGGCCAATTCTAAGAATCCCTAGGTGGACCTACTAGCCCCACCAGGCGTATAAGACTAGGAGTAGAAGCCAGCCAGTTTCCCCGAACTGTCACTGTGGTCTGCGAACTAAACAACAATAGAAGGGTGAGGTTGCATGAGAAGCAACAATGACTGGGATAACGACGACGACCTTGATTTATATCAAGATGCCAACAATGACGAAACGAATGGTATTAAAGACCTTCGTAAGGCAAAGAAGGCTGATGAGAAACGAATTAAGGAATTAACTGAACGACTTGAAAAGTTCGAACGTCAGGAACGTGAAGGTACTGTCGCTAAAGTCCTAGAATCTAAGGGAGTCAACTCCAAGGCTGCCCGTCTAATCCTAAAGGATTTAGATGAAGTCAATGAAGAAGCAGTGAATAACTGGCTTTCTGAAAATGGAGATATCGTCGGGTACAAACCAGAAGAAGAGCAACCTGCTGATAAGCCAAATGTGCGAGAGTTTTCTCGCCAGGATGGTGCAACACAGTTTGCTGCGACTCCCGACGTTTCAGATGAATATGTTGATATGTTACAAAACTATGACGGAAACTCTGAAGAAGAATTACTATCCATCATTAACAGCATCGCTAATAAGATGCAAGACTAAGAAAGAGGTATCGCCAAATGGCAGATGTCTTTACCACTACAGGTAGTGGATTAGGTACTAACCTTGTAACCTTAGCATACGATAAGTTGATTGAAACCAACCTCCGCGTGTTGCCTAAGTTCCGTGAGATTGCAGACAAGAAGGTCGGCTCACTCACACACAATGGTTCTTCTATCCGCTTCCAGTTCAATAACGATATTGCTGACGTAACTGTAGCAGGAGCAACTCTCAATGAGACAGTTGACCCAGATTCAGTTGCACTACCAGCAACATCATACATTGATATTGCACAACTTGAACTCGGACGCTCAGTGCTTCCAGTCAAGAAGATTAACCTTATGTCAATTGCTAACATCGACCCATGGGTTGCTAACGCAATTGGCTTTAACATGACCAAGACACTTGACAACGCTATCGTTGCTAAGTTGGATGCAGGCGCGAACATTGTTCGCGTTGCAGGTGGTTCAGGAGCAGTTTCAAACGTCTATGAAGGCGTTGGAACAGTTGCTGCTAAGAACACAATTGCACCAGCAGACACAATGAAGTCTGCTGCTATCCGTACTGCAGTTACCAAGATGCGTGCTGCTGGAGTTCAATACAAGGGCGCTGGAATGTTTGTTTCATACATTCACCCAGAAGTTTCTGTTGACCTTCGCACCGAGACAGGTAACAACGTATGGCGTACACCACACGAGTACCAGAATGCTGCTCCACTTTACGGCGGAGAGACAGGTTCATGGGAAGGCGTTCGCTTCATTGAGACAGCAAACGCTACAAACTCACAGTCTGGAACAGGCTCAAGCACAAGCCAGACACGTGTCTACAACACATATGTTGTTGGAGCACAGGCTCTTGCAGAGGCTGTATGGAAGGAACCAGGAATGGAAGTGGGCGTTGTCCAGGACCGTTTCAACCGTTTCTCACCAGCAGGCTGGTACGGAATCATCAACTGGGCGCTTTACCGCACACCATCATTGGTTCGTATCGAAACCGCTGCATCAGGTCGTCCAACTGTCTAATCAGTAGATTGACGGGTAGGCAGGGGCTAGTCCCCTGTCTATCAGTAAACCTATTGGAGGAACAATGGCGTATAGATTTACAACACCAACAATTCTAGAGGAAATGGATAGCGATGGCCATCCATTATTTTCTAGAATTAAAATCCCCAAAGGGATTACGGTATTAAAAGAAGGTAGCGTATATGTACAAGTTCGCTATCCATCTGCCGAAGAAGTGGCTGCTGCAGATATTGCATACATTGGTGGCTACTCATATGAAGTTACATTAGCAGAAAAGACTGCGCTAGAAGCAGCAGGATACACAGTGGAGACGGTATGACTTATTGCAATCATATTAGCAGGGTAAAGGAATGGGGTTTTGATGAAACCCACAACTTTAGGGTGACACAATATGACTGCCTACTATGTGGCTTAGTATCTGAAACACCATTTAAAGATGAAGAAAATATTGATATTGACCACGTAAATTGTGATGAAGATTGTTTTGGATGTAAAGTAAAAACACTTGAACTTAGTACTGGAGATGCCAACTCCCAGAAGGCTATGAGTAATAAGAAGTGGAATGATGAATTGGATGCATACCGCTCTGCTAGAGCACAAGGCATTCAACCTGCTGGAACAAGCATGGCACATGTGAAGGCAGCAGTAGAAGCATCAAATACTATGGGACAAGCATAT